CGGATATCCCGCTGGAAGCTCAAGCTGATCTGCTGGGTCATGCTCCGCCGGTAAAAGGTATTTTGGAGCGGAAGGCAAGTGATACTCCTCCGTGGATTGCTTTGGGCTTCCGTGCACTGAAGTCCAATGGTAAGTATCGTTACGTGTGGCTGTTGAAAGGCAAATTTTCGCAACCGGAACAAAACCATGAAACTAAAGGTGAATCGGTTTCGTTCCAACCTCCCACGATTCGCGGAAGTTTCGTCCAACGCGAATCTGACGGAAAATGGCAGCGTGTTGCAGACGAAGATGCTCCGGACTTTGATCCTTCGATCGTCACTGGTTGGTTCACCGATCCGGATTTTGAACCGACTACGTAATATAAATACAAAGTTTTAGGGAGGAGATACTGGTGAGTAACCTCAACGATGTCAGAGAAAAGTCGATTAAGGTGATGCTCGACAAGGAGCGTCACCTTAAATACGACTTGAACGCCTGGGCAGAAATTGAAGATCGTTATGGTAGCATTGATAAGGCGATGCAAGTTTTGTCAAGTGGTTCTGCAAAGGCTGTACGGTTCATGTTGTGGGCCGGGCTTATTCACGAAGATGAGTCCCTCACGGAAAAGCAAGTCGGAGCAATGATTTCTGGAATCAATGATCTCCAACAACTCATCAAGGCTCTCGACGCTGCCATGGCTGGATCTCTTCCGCAAGAGGCTCCCGAAGACCCAAACGTCGGCAAGGCCCAAAACACCCCTTCGTAAACGTTCCAGGATACGAATACGAAGAAGAAGAGTCCGGGTGGGATTGGGCGTGGTACATTTACGCTGGCACGGTAATTCTTCACATGCCCGAAGAAAAGGTGTGGAAAACTACACCTCGGAAGTTGGATGCTTTGCTACGACAGCATATGTTGGTGGTCAACCCTGAAGCCGCTAAAAGGCAGGAAAAGAAGCGCGTGTACTTCATCGATGAAGTTCTGCCATAGGAGGTGGCACGATGAAAGTCGGTGATATTTTTGCAGAATTGGGTCTAAAAATGAATGCCTACATGCGCAATCTGGAAAGTGCCCGTGCTGCAGGTGCTCGTGCCGCCTCCGATATTGAGAGTCGCTTTAAGCAATCCAGCGACAGGATTGGCGGATACTTCAAAGATGTGAGCAGGATTATTAGTGGTATTGTAATTTCACAAGCTTTTTACCAAATGCTTCAAACTGCCAGAGATGCGGCCAGTGCACTCTTTCAGTTCAACAATGAGCTTCAACGTACGCACATCGCGATGACTCGCGCTCTTGGGTCTGCGCGTGCTGCGGATGCATTCATTGCTGCACTGAACGAGTTCGCTGCTCAAACACCCTTCAACTTCTCTCAACTCGAGCAGTTGTCCGTCAAGTTGAAGGGCTTTGGTTTTGAAGCGAAAAGTGTAATTCCTGTATTGCGAATTTTGGGTGATACCGTTGCGGGCATTGGTGGGACAACAGATACGTTGGACGGTATTGCTCTCGCACTTGGTCAAATTAATCGAAAGGCAGTAGTATCCGCAGAAGAACTGAATCAGTTGGCGGAACGAGGTATTAACGGTTACCAAATCTTGCAAGAAGAACTTGGGCTTACCGCGAAACAATTGACCGATATTGGTAACGCAGGCATTCGAGGCTCTGTAGCAGTTAACGCGATTTTGAGAGGTTTGGAAAAACGCTATAGCGGTATGATGCTGCAGATGAGTAAAACCTCTGAAGGAGCTCTCGAAAACATTCGCGACAACGCATTACAAATTGGGAATATTTTTCTAGCTCAACCTTTCGAAGAACTGCGACAGACACTCGTAGCTATATCTGAACGGTTATCAGAGCTCAGTAGGATCGGCAGAGATTTTGGACCCGGAGGAATTTTCGAAGCAGTCGTACCTGAAAGATATCAAGCGGTAATTCGAGCCTTCCTTGGTTCTCTTATGGAACTGGGATCGAGCTTTGCAAGATTGTGGGCTGCTCTCAAACCCGTCAGAGAAGCGTTTGCATCTGTTACGGGAGCAATCCTCGGAGTAGCCGCACCTGCAATCAACATGCTTGCTGGTGTACTGAATCTCTTAGCAACTATTCTTGAACGAACAGCTCCTCTAGTACAAATTCTTGCAACTGCCTTCCTTACTCTCAGAGTTGCTGCAATTGTAACTAGAGGCATTATCATGCTGTCAGCTGCAATTCGCACACTGATGGCTGCAGAAACCGTTGCGAGAGGAATTGCAAAACTAGCTGCTTCTATCACAGTTTTGAAGACCGTGGCGCGCGCTGGTCCTGTGGGACTTGCCGTTCTTGGAGGAGTACTTGCTGGGCTTGCAATTCAAGGTGAAAATGCAAGTGCATGGCTTGATACAGTGTATCAAAAGATCTTGAAACTGAGTGGACTCGATATTGGAGAAATTCTTCAACCGACAAGTCCGAAAGATCTGCAAAAGGAAATTAACGAATATCTGAATGGTGTTGCTCGAGTTGCAGATCAGTACGGTGATGTTGCGGACGAAGCAGAAGATGCCACCAAGCAGACGAAGAAGTTCATCGCAGCGTTCGATGAAGTGTATCAAATTCCGGAAGACGCTCTTGAAAAGATTGGCTTTCCTGGCATTCCTGGCGGTAACTTGGACGACATTGAACCGCTTCCGATTCCGGAACTTCCGTCAGGTGGTCCTGGTAGCGGAGGTAGCAGTCCAGGCTTTTGGAACATTGATTTTCCAAAAACAATTATGTTGCCGGAGCTCAAGTGGCCAGATACTGGAAGTCCGCCTGCAGTTCATGCGACAATTGATGCGCTGGTACAGAGATTCAACGCTCTCCCGCAACAAGTTGCGGTACCTCTGGGACAAGTTATTACCTCAAGTGCCAATGCTTTTCAAGGCTTGAGAAGTACTCTTGAAAGTACTGGCAGTACTATCTACAACGCTGTCAAAAAAGTATTTGATACTCTTCCCTCCGCAGTAGTGCCGGGAATCAAGGCTGCTGAAAACGAGTGGAAGAAGCTTTGGAATACTGTTAATGGGACTACTGAGGTTGAAGGTAAGTCCCTGCAAGTAAATTGGAGAACCTTGTTGGACAGCTTAAAACAAGCAGCTGAAGTTGTCGTTCCAATAATTTCTACTCCGTTCTCGACGTTGTGGAACGCAATTCGTAGCGCGTTCAACACTAACGCCCCTATAGTAGAGGGCAGTTGGAATTCTCACTTGCAAAATAAGCAAGCTGCAGCTGAAAGAACATCTAGTGCAATCGAGCAGCGGTTTGCTACTACGTGGGATACTCTCCATCAGCAGGTTGCTACTCATGGACCGCAATATGCAAATGAGTGGAGTACAACGAATGATACAATTGCAACAAATGCAAGTGAAACGACTTACGAAATTACCGATTATTTTAGAGGGCTTCACTTTACACTGTCGCAACAGGCTTGGGAAGAGTTGCCTAAGTATGAACAACTTTGGTACGCAATGTTCGGTAGAGTCAAGCAGCAGACCGAACAAGTAGTTGGACAAGATTTGAAAAAGCCGTACGAATATCACTTTAACTTCTTGCGTGGAGACGTTAAGTCGTGGTGGAATAATTTTGTAGAGGGCATCTGGAAACCTTACATGAACGACTTGGGTATCGCCACCGAAAACCTGTTAAAGGTTGAAATGCCCAAGTGGTGGAATGAAAACAAAGAAGAAGTGGGAGTCATTCTGAGCTTAATGCCAGTGTCTTGGGGTCCAAAAATTGCGAGCTGGGCTTCAAAGATGAAGCCTTTCTTTGATGACGTGTTTGCACAAACACGCAGTTGGTGGACTAGTTGGATCGACGACCTTGGTAGTCGATTGGGCAACTTCCTCAGTGGCATTGGGTCTCGCGTCCAAAGTGTAATAGATAGCATTAGCAATATCAAGATACCTAGCTTACCGAGTCTCGGAGGAAGCTCTGCAAAAGTTCCCGGAGCTGCTACTGGGGGAATTGTGACAAGACACCAACTCATTCAAGTAGGTGAAGGCAATAAAGCGGAAGCAATTATTCCGCTTGAAAACGAGCGATACATGCGTCCGTTCAGTGACGCGGTTGCAAACGCAATCGTAGATGCACTTGGTAACAGCTTGTTGATTTCTAGCAGTCAACCCTCGCAACCTACGATTCTGTATGTAGGCACGCTTATTGCGGATGACCGTAGTTTGAAGGAATTGAGCCGCAGGATGGAAATCATTCAGATCGAAGAAAATGCGAGAAAAGGGTTGATCTGATATGAGCTTGGATCCAGTCAAGAGCGTTGTTTCAATAAACGGATTGAATTTTGCACAAGCAAAAATTCGTCAACCGGATGATTTTGGGATCGAAAAATACGATCTGTCGAAAAGTGGGCGTCTCGCTTCTGGCAGGATGGTTATGGATATCGTTGCCAAGAAGCGAAAGTTCACATTCGCGTACAAGGTGATTTCAGGCAGAGAGATGGATTTGTTGCTATCTGCAATTGACACGTACACTGCCTTCTTTCCAATTGTGTACATCGAAAACGGAGTGGAAAAATCCGCGATCGTATATTCGGGTGCGAAGAAGGCGAAGAAGTTTCGAACAGATGGTGTATGGTATTGGAAAGACTTTACCTTCGACCTAATTGAACAGTGAGGTGAGTCGTGTGGGAGAAGTTGGAAAAATTACTGTCAGGGCTGCAACGAAGATTTTGAAATATTCTCCGGGAGCGGATCCTGAGAGAGACGAACCCTTCGAAGTTGTGGAACGAGAAGTTGTTTTGGAAGGTGAAGAAGCGGAAAACATTGTACAACAGCTTGTAGGAGGTAAAAAAACATGCCCTTGACTAATGCTGGCAGAGACTTTATCGCGCAAGCGATTGTAGGTAGCGGTACGGTCTTCAACAACACGAATGCGAGAATCGGTGTTGGAGATGGTGTTGCAGCGTTTGATTCTATGCAAACAGATCTTCAGGGTGCGAACAAGTTCCGTAAGGAAATGGATTCTGGATATCCTCAAGTTGCAGGCAACCAAATCACATTCAAGGCTACCTTTGCGGGAGACGAAGCAAACTTTCCCTGGCAAGAGTGGGGAGTATTCAATGCCGCTTCCGGTGGCACAATGTTGAATCGCTTGGTTGAATATAACGGTACTAAACTTGCAGGGCAAACCTGGATTTTCCAAACGACGCTGACGATTCAAATCGGTACGTAATAGCTAGGAGGTGGGGTTCATGGCTGTTACTGTCACTGCTAGTGAAGTAATGCAGTATGCAGTACCAGCTCAAGTTATCGACACTTACACATCTCCTAGCTATAAATGGTTTTCCTTGCAGGACAATCGTTTG